CGGTGACATAGGAGTTGTACGAGTCAGTCGTGTAGATCCTGACATCGAGGCATTGCTAGGCCCTTACCGCAAGATTCGGTTTGTATAGTGGGGACTATCTTTGAGATTCGTCAAGGGCTAGCGGCCAACCTAGGCACTATCAGCGGACTTCGCACCTCACCTGAGATACCAGATAACCCGACGCCACCTATCGGAATAATAAACCTAGACAGCATAGAGTATGACGGTGCTTTTCAAGGAGGGCTAACTACTTACAGCTTTCAGGTAACTGTTGTTGTAGGTCGAGCAGCCGAGCGAGAGATGCAAAGAAAGCTAGACGCCTACTGCCAACCTGTCGGAAACCAGTCGGTGAAACTTGCGATAGAATCGGATAGAACCTTGTCGGGTAAAGTTTATGACCTGCGTGTCATAAGTTCTACCTCAATAGGATCAATAACAATTAACGACCAAACCTATTTGGCGGCTGAATTCACAGTCACCGTTTACGCATAAGGAGAACAAATTGAGTAAATTCGTAGTAGTTGGGACGCAGGTAACCGTCGATGGTGAAGATGTCTCTAGTTCATGCGCTCGGGCAGAGTTGGTAATCAACGCCGCTGAGGTCGAGGTCACAGATTTCGGTTCCGCAGGTTGGACCGAAGTTATCGGTGGTCTAAAGTCTGGAACAGTATCACTAGACTTCCACTCTGACTTTGGTGTTGGCGCAGTTTCAACCATATTTGCCGACTTGGTAGGAACCGTTGTTCCTATTACAATCATTGCTGCAAACGGCACTGCCGCTAGCGCAACCACCCCAATGTTTACCACAAACGTGTTGGTAAACAGCAACACCCCAATCTCGGGCGCAGTGGGAGACTTGGCTACGTTCAGCGTGTCATTCCCGACATCTGGTCCCGTTTCGTACAGCGCCACACCATAAGGAGTAAATAATGCGATTCAACCTACTGATAAAATTCGCTGATAAAACCGAAAAGGAAGTCACAGCCAGCACGTCTGACTTGGTTGCTTTTGAGGACAGGTTTAATATTTCAATTGGAAAGCTGGCTGAGGAGCAAAGGCTAGGGCACTTGTTGTTCTTAGCCTGGCACTCAGAGCAGCGGACCAAGGCTACAAAGCTTAAGTACGAGGATTGGCTAGACACCGTAGACGGTGTTGGCGAAGGCTCTACAGACCCAAAATAAAAGGCCTTGGCGATGATTCGGCTCACTGGTATATCGCAGGTATATCGGTTGAGACAGGAATCTCTCCAAGGGAACTCATGGAACTAGACGACAGAATGCTCTGGACCATGTACCGCTGGATGGTTGCAAAGCACACACCTAAGAACTAAAGAGACCCCCTCTTCGGAGGGGGTTTTCTCTTAGGGTAGGATTGAGCTAAAGGATAGGCGGCTGTTTTGGTATTACCAGGTTTGCTAGCAGGCATTGGCCGTGCTTATCTTGCCGGGGCTATGACGGGATGGGGCAAAGTATCGTCTTACGGACAAGTCGGTAACTTTAATCTTGCTTCAGTCACTGGCTCAAGCGGCAGCAAGGCAGAGCTAGAACTAACAGACTTGGCAGCCTTGGAGCGCATGCTAAAGCTAGCAGCGCCAGACATCTTCCTAAAGATGAAGCGAGACGCCCGCAAAATCGGTACGCCAGCAAGAAACGACGTGAGAGACGCGTTTTCTAAGATTGGTCCTGGTGGCCCTCTTGGTCCGAGAAAAGTAGACCCAACAAAGACTTGGGCAACACAAAGAGCTAACAGCAGGCGCATTTACGACGGGTTTAATACCCTAAACGGAGATAACGGTCGTTTGTCTTGGTTTAATAACTACTTTCAAATAAACAGCAACAAGGGTGTTGACGTTAATTACAAGAACCGAAACGCAAGTAGAGACTTAGCCAAGCTAAAGACGGGGCAGGATGGACAACTTTCGGTAGTGCGTGTTCGCGTGCGCAAGGCACCTCTTATCCTGGCTGACATGGCGGGCCGAGGGGGTCGCGCAATGTACTCCAATGGCAAGATGCGCACCAGGCCTTATCAGATTGATTTATTCGGTAGGGGCATCGTCACAAGGTCGCACCGAATTAATACTGGAAACAGCGACACCTTTGTAGAGAACTTAAAGAAGGCACGGTCTACTGGTAGCAGTCAACCTTCACGCTACGCTTACCCGGCCTTTATAAAGCATCAGCCTAAGTTTCGTAGGAATGTAGAAGCCTTAATTAACCAAGTTGTTATTGATCTAAACAGACGGATGGAGAGCAAGTAATGGCTTCCCCAATTATTCTAACTATTGCCTCAGTCTTTAAAAGCGCAGGACTCAATCAGGCGCGGACAGCTCTTTTAGGTGCCAACAAAGATTTTGCTACTCTTGCATCAGGGATAGGTAAAGCGGCAGGTGCCTTCGGAGCGTTCCAGGCCATTACAAGCTCTAGAGACTTTATCGTAAACGCAGTAGAAGATACGCAGCGATTCGAACGTAACATGCTTGCTCTCAAGCAGGTGTTTGAGGGCGTCACGCCTGTAATGGCAAACTTTACAAAAGAAGTAGAGTCCTACGGTCTTTCGCAGGGACAGGCAGCTCAGGCTTCGGTATTCCTGGGTTCGGTACTAAAGCAATACGGATTTAGCATTGGCGAGTCCTCAGAGCAAACACAAAGACTTGTAGTTCTAGCGCAGGACCTTGCAACAACATTCGGTTACGACGTGCAGGACGCGTTGCTAGCCATCACCGCTTTGTTTAGAGGTGAGTACGACCCGATCGAGAAGTTCGGTGTCGCGATGAAGCAAAACGAGATTAACGCTTACTTGCTTACAAAGGGACTTGGGAACCTAGAAGGTCAAGAGCTAGCAAATGCTCAAGCTACGGCCAGACTAGAACTTCTCTTTGACAGAGCTGGCGATTCTATGGGTGCCTTCTCTAGGGCAAGCGACACTCTCTATGTCGCTCAGTCCAGGCTTACCGCAATCACTGAGAACATCTCAGTTGCCTTCGGTGCACCGTTGCAGCAGCCAATTGCTGACATCACAAATCTTTTCGCAGACTTGGCAAAGGAGCACGGGCCTGCTGTTGTAAAAATCGCAACTGCAATCGGAGATGCCCTAGTCAACATTGGCCCGTTGTTTGTCAAAATTGGCGAATCGGTCATTCTACTTGTAGTCAACTTGCTGCCACTAGTAGAGCTATTTGGCGGCCTGCTAAACATCGTTGGCAAGGTCCTAACTCCCGCATTCGAAGTTTTAAATACTGTTCTCGGCTTTACTGCAACAGTATTTGACACCGTTTCCGCAGCTGGCGGTTATGTCGTGCTAATGCTTGACCGCATAGACATTGCAATCGCTAAATCTGACTTCGGCGTATTTATAGCTCCCCTGCTTGAAAAGCTAGCAGATCTAGGTGGTTCGTTCGACACGGTTGAAACTGCCGTAGAAAATATTGGTTTTGCATTCAGGGCACGCACTGGGGACTTTGCCACTTTTAGTACCGGTGCTAGGGGAGTGTCTGCGGCACTAAGAGCAACTCGTAATGAAGCTCGCCACCTCGCTAGCTCTTTACCTACACCAGAATTAACTTACTTCCAAGAAGAACTACAGCTACTTGGTCTTTACAGTAAAGATGCCGAAGGCGAACTAAGTGGAATCGCTGGACTTTTTGATCAAATTGCCGAAGCTGCGGCAAAGAGTGAAGCCTCTAAAGAGTTTGAGCTTATGGGCTTTAACGCCTCACAAATCGCCTACTTCCTGACTAAGCCTGACTGGGCAGAGATATTTGGTAACATTAGCAGGCTCGCTAAAATAGCAGCTCTAGATATAAACATGATGGGCTACGGCGCATCTATCTTATTCTTTGACCAAATAAAAGATGCAAACGCAGCTCTTGCTGTGTTAAGGGCAGAAGCTTTCGGTGGTGCACCTAAGCCTGGTGGCGGCACTGGCAAAGCAGAAGCAAAGAAGGAAGCTCGCGATTATGTAAAAGAGTTCTACGCTTCTTTACAAGAAGAAGTAATGAAGCAAACTGCGACTCTCAAGCTAAAGTCGATGGGAGCTTCTGACGGTCTGATCGGCGAGATCATCGGTTCGGATGACTGGCTAAAAATCTGGATAAAGATCAAGCAAGGCGTTATTGTCCTTGACGAACTTCAGGAAGCATTCAACAAGACTGCAACTGGGGCAAAAGAGCTGGAAGATGCAATCCAGGCTTGGTATGACTATGACGAAGCAGTCCAGGCAGTCAAAGATACCCTAGTCAAAACCATTGCAGGTATTCGCGAACAAGGCGAAGCGCTAAAGCTAACATTCAGTGACCTTCTTGGAGCCTTTACAGTCCTGCCTACAATCGAAGCCGTTATGGGCCGATTTGAAACTGCGGTTGTCGCTCAGCTCGAATCCATAGAGAGATCGCTGCTTCAGACATTCCGCAACGGTGACATTTTTGAGGCAGGCTATAACGAGCTGCGCAAGTTTGCTGCACAAGAGCTACAGGTGCTCAGGGCTATTCAGCGGCAGCGTGATGACCTTGCAAGCCGCTACACACTCTCAGAAGCACTGATAAGTGAGTACAGAACAGCCCTTACAGGCGCTCTAAGCCTGACATCTCTATTCGGTCAGCTAAAGACGGAGACTGAGAAGCGGACTGTTACAGAGGTGACACAGGGCGTTGCAAGGCTAAGTGGCAGCCTGCGTGAGTTCAACATCACGGTCACTAAGTCTTACGAAGAGACCATTGACAAGGTAATTGACAAGTCTGGCGGCCTGCTTGACGGATTCCGCGAAATGGCTGTCAAAGCTCGCGCATTCGGTGACAACCTTCAGAGGCTACGCGCACTTGGGCTAGACCCAATGCTATTTGACCAGCTTGTGTCGGCAGGTGTCG